AAACGGCTACAGGTGCCAAGAAAAAGGAAAAACCGACTGGGTTACAATTGGCTTCATTCAACGCAGAGAACTGGGCGAATGAAGAGGCCAAAGGCTTGCACAATGCCTTACGGAAGAAGATAGAGTCAGGAGAGAAGATAAAAATCGTTCCCATCGAGGTTGATTTGGACAAGATAGATATTGTAGACGAAATACAGGACCCTTTAAAGAACGCTCAGATAAAAAAAGCGGAAGAATATACTAAAACCATCCAGGGAATAGGATATGCGATGGAAGGTGTTAACTCTATAGCTCAGGCATCAGGCAATCAGACAGTTGGTTTTATTACGGAAACCTTTTCATCTATAGCGCAGATGATTATTTCTTTGAATTCGTTGGCTGTAGCCAACGGTGTGGCAAATGCAGCTGCATTACCTTTTCCGGCTAATTTGGCAGCAATAGCTACGGTAGTTAGTACAATTGCCGGGATTTTTAGTTCGCTTCCCAAATTCGCGGATGGTGGTATTATTGGTGGCTCTTCTTTTTTTGGAGACAAGATGATTGCGCGTGTTAACAGTGGAGAGATGATACTGAATCAATCTCAGCAAGGGAGATTGTTCCAAATGATTAACAGCGGTAATTCGGGTGGAAATGTAAAGGTAGATGGAGAGATCAAGGTGCGAGGGAAGGCTATGTATATAGCTATTCGGAATTACATGAAATCAGAAAACATAAGATGGTAATATGGGACAGAGATACACAATACATTTTAAAGATTTTCGCAACAATTCTTATGAGGTAAGAATATATATAGATGGATATTCCGGCACTGTATCAGAGTTGCGTGGTGCGCCATCTGCATTTGTCGTGACGGGGGATGATGAAGGTTTTATTTACCAACCTGTCCGCACGTCAACCGCTACGATTAATATTCTTGATAAGAATTTGTTACTGGATCTGTTTAGCGTAAATAGTCAGTATGCTTCGGTAAAGTTATATAAGAATGGCGTGTTGACATGGACAGGATATATCACTCCGGAACAGTTTACACAACCCTATCTGCCAACCATTGACAACATAAGCGTTGACTGCGTCAGTGCCATAGCCACACTTGAAAACATTAAGTATGAGCAGCAGACAGAATCGGGATTCATTACCGCAATGGAGTTGCTAAGATACCTTATATCTTCCGCCCATGGTGGCTATGAGTCCGTATATATCCCTTATGTGTACGCGTCTTCCTCCGCTGCTTACTCTTCGGGTGAGAACGTATTGGATAAACTCAGATTCGCGGAAGAGAACTTCACCTCAGATGAATTGATGCTGGATGAAGTATTGACCTACCTCATGCAGTTCTTTTCATGGACGCTGTATGATTACGAAGGCAGCCTGTATATCATCGATGCGGACTATACCGGTCAGTATCGCAAGTATAATGAGGCATTGACATCTTATACAATGGTCTCGGTGAATGATGCCACATTGCAGGATATCGGCTTCGCCGGCAGTGACAACACCATTGACGTTTTGCCGGGCTATAACAAGGTGACGGTCAAAGCTGTCAACAATGTGTTTGAGGACTTGGTGGTTAATGAGGATTACGACGACCTGGAATGGGCGGGCGGCTCGAGTTACAGCGATAAGGATAAGTATGACATCAAGAGGTTTCTGAAACCGAAGGAATGGAAGATGTATTACTACGATCAGAACCGCCATGAAACCATACTGAGTACTAATATTAACGATAACATATTCGGGGCTGTCCTGATGAAGGAAGCGTTGTTCACCGGTGGCGGAGACCCGCCGGGGGATTATAATTGGGCTGACAGCATCCAGATGCGGTCTGCTACGGTAGATGGCGTGATGGTTTTTGGCGAATACCAGAAGGAAACCCTGCCTGCCTTTACGATGAGGGGTCCTAATGCGGTCTGGAAGGACGGTGCCATCGGTATATCGGGAAGCATGCGTTTCCCCTCCGACAGCCGCATGAACTATATCTATGACGGTGACATGAATATCTCTGCCAATATCCCTTACGCATGCTCTCTTAAGATCGGGGATAAGTATTGGAACGGCAGTGGATGGCAATCCTCATTCGTTCGGTTTGAAATCGTTTTCGAGACGGACAATATCAAGAACTGGGCGAATGTGAAGAGCACGAAAACACCCGATATGCCATATAGCGGACTGTCCGGGCACATCATCACTCTTCCATCGGACGTACCGATCATCGGAGAATTGGAATTCACGATGTACTGTCGCAGGCAGAGGGTCGCTCAGGAAGTCGGTTTTATCGCATACGGCGCCATTTTAAAGGACTTCCGGTTTGACTACAAGAAGAAAGACGGGATCATTGATGAAGGCGAAGATGGTGACCGCTTGTATGAGAACGTGGTCAACGATAAGTTCATGTCCGAACTTGACGAAGTTGAGTTCGGCATAAGCTCTTATAATGCGGACGGGGCTTCCTATAGCAAGGCACTGTTGGGAAATGACTTCTTGACGGATAACCTGTATTCCGTCATCGAGGATAAACTTGTCAGACCGGAAGAAGCCTTCATCCGAAGGGTGATTAACCGTTATAAGGCAACCCAAATCAAGTTAACGCAGGTAATAAAAAACGATGGTTCTATCCATCCGTTTACCCGGTTGTATGACAAATCAGCGGTTAGTAAGAAGTTCATGCTGCTAAGCGGTGTATGGGACTATGAGCGGAATAATATTCAGTTAACGATGATTGAGAATGGGAATTAAGTCAGAGATAAGAATAACCAATAGGGTAGTCCCCCGCGAGCGGGATGGAAAGTACACATCCCGGCTTGTAACGGTCTCATCCGGTGGAGGGGATGTATCTAATGTGGAGCATGCTAATTATGCGTTTACATTGGATGAAGACACCCCTGTTAAAGATTGGTTTTTGTCTGCATTGTCGGATGATGAGGCCGAAGGGGTAATTAATTTTATAAAGGGTATAAAAATTGCGCAAAACTTAATAAATAGAATCATTAATAGAAATGATGAAGGTGTTGAGTATAGCGATAATGATATAATGACCGCCTTGCGTGTCATGAAAGAAATAGAGGATAAGGTAGGGGAGATAAAAGATATATTTTTACGCAAGGACATTCCGGATTGTACTGATTTCCTGATAGATTTTTTTGGTGGTATCCACGTTGGCAAATTTGTTAGGGGCATGATTGGTGGAAGCGGTACGGCGTTCACCCCTGACGGTTACGGAGAGATGAACGGTCTGACCCTCCGTGAATTCCTTGAAGTTCCCGAGCTTCGTTTTAATCGTATTGATGTTGTCAGCGGAGAACTATGGAACTCCATCGCCTTCGGATTGATAAAATCCGTTGACACGGAAAAGAGGATTGTCGAGCTGAAACTGGAGGATGGCGAACGTTCCGGCCTGCATGTGAATGATATCTGTAGAGGGATATTCAGCAATTTCGGTAATGGTACTCAGAGCAGCGGAACGGATGAGTGTGGCTTCCAACAACTGTACGGTTTCTCAACCGCATACTTTACGCCTACGGAGATTATAGAAAATAAAGCCGGTGTATTCCGATTTAGATATGCATTGAAGTCCGGAACGACAATGCATCCGTGTGCGTCCATGAAATTTGCCGTTTACGGAAACTTCATAGACAGCTCCAGACAGGCATCGGCATACAGCACACGGACTTACAAGCGATATTTGAACAAGGTAAATACGTGGGTCATAGACCCCGACAAGAATATATATGCCCAATACGGAGACTTGGAAGGTTTGGTTATCGGCGGAATGACGATGCACGGATACGGCTCGTTTCAAAGCAACTCTTACTTTACAGGTGTCCAGATACAGTTTACGCCAGAACAGAAGGATGAACTCAAAGGTGAGGACGCATACGGTGTTAACCTGTCCAATTATGAGGACGTGGTGACTGTTGACGATGAGGGAAACATAATCGGCGGATTAACGGATTTGATGAATGTAGTTTCTGCAGGAAGTAATGTTGTAGCTGCCGGACAGAATGTCGTGACAGAGGAATACAGGCTGAGGACTCATGTACAGGCGTTTAAAGGGTCAAAGGAGTTGTTTTATTCGCCTGTGTTTGCTGACGGAGGATATGTGTTGTCTCTTCGGGCGGTCGGATGTACGGCTATGGTAGTCAGCGGTGTTGTGGTGGTTACATCCATCACCGACATGAATAATTGTTATGTCGATATATCGGTTAACTGTGAGGGGAACGCGCTATTCCATAAAACATATACAGTGAAGGTTGTCAGGAATGGTAGAAGTCCGATTACCGCCGATATAGACAATGAGATGGCCTCTGTCGCATGCGACCAGAACGGTAAGGTCCTGTTAGGCTTGCCGGTAGAGACAAAAGTCAGTGTATGGTACGGCACCGAACCGTTGAAGATAGATAAGATAGACTTATCGGCACCGGCCGGTGTAACCGCTTCGGGTGATGCATCGACAGGCACGGTAAGGGTTACAGGAATAACGGATGCGGCTGAGGATACGCTTCCGATAGGCATTGTTGTACACGCCACTTATGCAGGCGACCAATACAAAAAGAGTCTGTTGTTTACGGTTAACAAGGTGAAGGCTGGAGAGAATGCCGTCATCTACCAGCTACAGCCAAGTGTTAATTCCGTCAAAATGGATGAGGAAGGCAATTACACTGACGCGTCGGTATATTGTAAGGTAACGGTAACCGATGGGAAGACAGTCAGCGAGTTGGATGGGCTGCCGTCCGGATTCTCTATGAAGTACAGTTCTGACGGTGGTCCGGAGTCGGATTACAATTACGGTTCTTCCATTAGTTTCGCCGGCAAAAACAAGTCAGTGAAGTTTTTCCTTTATAAGGGCGGTACGCTCGTGGACCGAGAGACCATTCCGGTAGTCATTGACGGAAGAAGTGTCGTAGTGGCAGACCTTGATAATGAGATGGATGGTGTGTCTTGTGACCAGAACGGTAAGGTTGTGGCGGGGCTTCCTGTACAGACAGTCGTACGGATGTATGCAGGCACGGAACGGCTTGCGTTAACTTCCATATCATTAACCACACCTACAGGCGTAACAGCATCTTATGTCTTAAGCTCAGGCTTAGTTAATGTGACAGCCATTGCGGATTCGGCAGCGGATGTGTTGCCTATAGCCATCACAGTAAAAGCCACGTGGGGAGGTACTGTCTATACAAGAAGCCTTACGTTTACTGTGAACAAGGTAAAACAAGGTGATAGTGCTGTTATATACAATCTGCTTCCAAGTGCGACCGTTGTAAAAAAGAGTAATACAGGTGTATATACGCCGGTGTCGGTCAACTGTATTCTCAGGAAGACAGACGGAAAGGCTAACAGTACCAATGTGTCTTCGTTGCCCGGAGGATATACGATGAAGTATTCAGTTGACGGCGGTAGTGAGGCTTCTTACACAATAGGCAGCAATATATCTGTATCGTCCGCTTCCGTAAGCCTGTCGTTTTCTCTTTATTACAACGGTACGCTCGTAGACCGAGAGACCATTCCGGTAGTTGTTGACGGAATTAATGGGAAACCGGGTGAGGACGGAAAGCCCGGTGAAGATGGGAAACCGGGTGAGGACGGAAAGCCCGGTGATAACGCCTACTACTACAGCATATCTCCTGCTCAAATGGCTATCGGGCAGAAGATAACAGGCTCGCTTGACCCATCCTCATTTGTGTGTACATGTTATAAAAACGGAAGTAATTCGCAGGTGACAGAAACCGCACAATGGTATATATACCGGAGTAATGACAACAAGACATGGGTCCAATATGCAAGCAGTTCCTCTTATTCGGCCACATATACGGTGTCTGTGTCATCTTCGTATAAGTTTTATAAAATTGTGGCGAAGCCGTTCAGCAACATTGAGTGTGTGGCTTATGCGCAGATAGTATCGGACGGCGAAGATGGGGACCGCGGACCTTCGGGTTCCATGCCGCGCTACCGCGGCACATACAAATCGTCCGAGACTTATGTTTACAACAGCGAATACCGCGATATCGTGATATATAACGGCAATGCCTATATTGTCAAGCCGTACGGATATTCCGGTTCTGCCACCCCCACCAACACCTCTTATTGGGAACAGTCCAACAAGTTCAGCTTCGTGGCGATGGATACCGCATTGATTGACGGCGCCAACATTGCCGGGTTTATGTTTAAGAACCAGAAGATGCAGTCACAGAGCGGCACGCTGACGCTGGACGGAATCAATGGGTCGATTGACGCGCGCAAGGGTACTATCGGTGGGTTTACCTTGTCCAATAATTCTCTGTCGACAACCGGAAGCAATGCCTCCATTAAATTCGAGATTGACGGATATAACTTTCTCCGACTGAACGATACCTCAAGCAGTGCATTCCTGACCGCCCGCGCTGACGGAAAGACGGCAGCCAGTTTCAGCACTTATGGTACAAACAATTCGTCTGTAGCCCTGAACCTGATATGCAATGCTGCCGGATACGGATACGCGCTGAAATCAAACGGCAACGTGGAAATGACTGCCAGAAGCGGGGAGACGGTAAGGGTAAACGGTCTCAGCCTGGCTTTCAGAAGAATCGGGGCAGGTGACAGTACAACCATTACCTCTGCCGACAATATAGTGCACCTGGCTGTCACATCCGATATTACATTGACGTTAAACAGCAACTGCCCATACGGACATGTCGTCTTCATTATAAAATCCGGAACTTCAAAACTGACCCTGTACAGTTCTGCCGGATTCTATGACCAGGATAACAACAATAAAGGTACCAGCTGGACCCTGGCATCCCAGGAAAAGAGCCGGATATTTGTGAGGGGAAATCCGGGATGGCGCGAATTTTATTGTGGAGCTTAAAATAATATGGGTTATGAAAATAAACTTTAGAAAATTTCCAATGTATGCGAGTATTCGCAAGGATATGGTGGTAGAGCAAGATATCGCGGAACAGTACGCTGATTCGATTTATAGGAATGTGCCCGGATTGGCAGCGCATGTACTGGCCGAAAAGATATTTGGTTCCACCGGAGAGACAGTGTTAAACGATTCGGAGATAGATACCATTCTAAACAGTATTGACTTGTTTCCGGGGATATTCGCTGATTCGATGAAGGATTACATCAATAAACATAAATAAATTGGCTATGGCAGAAATGAACAACATAGAGATTAAGGATTTTACCACGGTAACAGGGGTTGGAGCAGGTGATTATATCGTATTGTCCCTGTCTAATGGAACAGGTGGGAAGATGTCGGTATCTCTTTTCAGGGAAAATGTCGCTTCGGGGATAACTCCGTCAATTAAGGATGGTATATGGTATATAGGAGCAACCGATACTGGTGTAGGTGCAGAGGGCAAAACCCCTGAATTCCGTAAGGGGGAGCTTGGCATTGAATATAAGTACACCACTGAGCCTGACACACAATGGAGGTTGCTTATAAACTATGCAGACATAGCGGGTAGTCTATCCAGTGAGGAGATAACAGATATTACATCAATATTATAATTAAGAAGTTATGGCAAAAATACACAAGATTATAAAGGATAAGCAAACCATTTATCCGGCTACCACCACCGATGCGGTGGTACATCCGACTACGCGTAAAAACCTTACGGAAGAGTTAACCGAATTGAATAAGCGAATTCTTGACGAAACAAAACGTGCAAAAACAGCCGAGGAAGCCAATGCAACCGCTATCGAAGCACTGGCAAATGAGCTGGAAGCCTTGGGCGCATGTGGATTTGCAAGAGTAAACGGAAGTGCAGACCCGGATGCACAGGTTACATTTGGGAACACATCGAAACTTCGCTCGTTGGCGTCACATCTGCGTCTTGGAGTGTTTAAGAATGGCAAGTTGTTAAAACAATGTGCACCGGGAAGACTTACTCAATCTGTCGATGGCAGGAATATTGCCATAGACGGGACCGATGGAGACGTGATGAACTTCACCGATTGCGATTTGTATTACTTACGCACCACCATGCAATATACGCCACAGGGAGGTACGGAAGGGGAATATAACATTGTGGCATTGTCTCTTCTGCCTTTCGGTATCGGAGGGAAGCAGGCAAAGCGAATCAGACCGTTTGCCATCGTCCCCGGTGAATGTGTTACCGCCAAGCTGGAAGGTGATGCAAGAAATTGCGCCCATTATGTCTATAATAAGAACGCAATCGGGACATACTCCGCACCTTTGAACATATTCAAAAAAAGCTATAAGACAAGTGGTGGCGGATACCCGACACAAAATGTGTCCGCGGTACAATCAATCAAGAATGCACAGGCAAAGAATGCAGACGAAGCGACCAATCGTCCATATATGGGCATGTATTATGAGTTCTATGAAATCATTATTTGTCTGATGAGTTTTGAGATAGGCACATGGGCACATACTAGGTTAAACCTGTTTGGCGCAGGTTGTACAACGTTAGACAGCGTTAATGCGACTACATTTGCAGACAGTGCACTTACCGCTAATAGCGGATGGAAGGTGATAATCGGGGATACAGTAAAATACAGCACTCTGCATGGTGGTAATATGGTTATTCCGGCATCTTCGGCAAATAAGACTAATCTGATTGGTGGTATTTCAGGTAACACATGGTCCGGATTTTTAGAAATAATGGAAGCTCAAAGACTATTGGACGGCATATCCAAGGCAGGACTTGTGCCGAAGATAGGGAATATTGGGAATGTGTTCACTTTTGGCGCAGACGGAAATGTGTCGTGTACGACCGATGGTTCTGTCAACCTGTCTACGGGCGCAGGCATGGAAGCCTGCAAGCATTACTACGTGGTAAGAAATGTCCCCGGATGTGAGGGAATGGCAGACGGAGTAATGACAGCCGTTGTAAACTCTTACACCAAGATGGAATTTATTGACGGTGTCAAATGGAGTGACAATACGGTGCTGGATGGCGGCATTGGAATCCTGAAACGCTCTGTCCCCATATACAGAGGATGGAATCTACCGATTGTCGGGCTATCCCGACAGATGGACGGTGCATATTACATTGTCCGAAAGGATTCGGAAGGCAATAATCTGCCTGTGCAATTCCGCTGTGCATCAGATGTGAGCAGAGTACCCGCACGTACAACCTACTCATACCGTGTCCATGACAATGAAGAAAGTGACATGGAAAAAGGTTTGGATTTAAAGAAGGAATATCCGGGGGTTAATTTTCCTGTTGCCAGTGAATCATGGGTGAAAAAATCGGATTATGATTTTTCTCTTTTTTGTGCGGAGACTACCGGTGGAGGGAGCCGTAATTACGAGAATGCTTACTTATGGTTATATATTAATAACGATGTCAATGCGAATGAGCGGTGTCTCCATGGCTCTGTTGTGGGTCTCCTTGAGAGTTTCATCTATGCTTCGGTTCGTACCTCGTTTTGCAACTATAATGCTGCCAATAAATTTGCCCATTACGCTGGAGCTTTTTCTATCCCTTTTATCGAATTATAACAGAATGATTATGGAAACAGAAAGAAATGAATTTGATGTGCGTATGCCTTTAATAACCTATTCAGGCAAGAAAGCATTGGTATGCGTCAACGAGGAAGTAGTTACTTATCCTGCGATGGAAGGTACTGTAGAAAGGACAGCATATATATATGATACATTATGGGTGTACTGTGATACGAATGATGAAGAGTCGGTAAGAAAATCATTGGTCCGGGAATTGGAGAAGCGCATCAAAGAATATGATGTGTCTGACCATGTGAACGAATTTACCCTTGCCGGCAAGAAGATGTGGCTCTCCAAGGAAATGCGTGTAGGTCTGATGAACAGCATCAACATTGAGAAGAGTACCCAAAAGACTGATACCGTTCTTTGGTTTGAGGGGATTAATTACACCATCCCAATAGATGTGGCACTACAGATGCTTGCCCAATTGGAGTTGTATGCGTTATCATGCTATAATGTCACACAGCAGCATCTATCCGAGGTATCCGGATTAAGTACGCTTGAAGAGCTGATTAATTATGACTATGCCGTTGGCTATCCGAGCAAGCTTGTGTTTAATCTTGATTAGGCTAAGATAGGGAAATTCCCTGCATACCTTCTCAGGCGGGCAGGGAATCAAGATTAACTTTCTCGTCCGGTTAACAAGGTTTTGCAAATATAACATTAAAAATTAATCCGACAAATGATTAGTGCAATAGTTAGAGATGGCATCGATAAGAGCGTAGCCGGAGGATTGGCAGGAATAGCTACCGCATTCGTTCAGGAGAGTATAGAACACATGATTCCGTGGCTGATAGTGTCTGCTGCCGTGATTATATGTGATTTAGCCTGCGGGCTGAGAAAGAGTATCATAATGGGCGAACAGGTCCGGTTCAGTCGGGCGGTAAGGCGAACCATGGGCAAGATGGTTACATACTTTAGCTTTGTTTTCATGGTGGTTATGATAAACAAGGCATCGGGTAGCCGTTACGACATTGATGTGTATTCCTGCCTGATGGTATGTTTTTTGGAAATGTGCTCGATTATCAGCAACATACTTAAGCCGAAGGGAATCGAGCTGAATATTGTCGAAGCGTTCAGGCTGATTTTCGGCAAGACATTAAAGGTTGACAAAGAAGATATTAAAGAAGTAATTAAGGAGGAAAAGAAATGAAGTTTTTTACAATTGCGGAGCTGTGCAAGTCCACGACTGCCGACCGCTTGGGTATCAACAACAGATGCAGACAGGAGCATGTAACGGCTCTTACTGCCTTGGTGGATAACGTACTGGACCCATTACGCACATGGTGGGGGAAGCCTATAACAGTAAACAGCGGTTATCGCTGTCCGGAGCTGAATAAAGCTGTCAAGGGAAGCAAGTCCTCTCAGCACATGAAGGGTGAAGCAGCCGATATCGATACGGGAGACAGACAACAGAATAAGTTGTTGTTTGAGTATATCCGCAAGAACCTGCCCTATGACCAGTTGATTGATGAGAGCAACTTCGCATGGGTACATGTAAGCTTTAGGGCAGATGGTAAGAATCGGAAACAGGTATTAAGTTTATAAAATCTACAATTATGGCATTAAAGGATATAACCGGCAATTTTGCAGCATCCGGCTCCAATCAGGAGTATAAGTTTCAGCCTGCTGCGTCTACATTTGGTTTGTAATTGGTATTCGATACACATCCGTCCAAGGTGGTATTGTATCAGAGTTTGGACGGTGAGAGTTGGGTGGCGTTTGAAGTCGATTACGGGGTTGGAACAGTTTGGCAGAAGAACATCGAAGGTATTATTGGTGAGCAGCATATCAAGATTCAGTGCAATGTTAAGCCTGTCAAGGCATTAATTTTGGAGTGATATGAAGGTTAACACAATATCTTTAAATTCGGTGCGGTTGAATACAATCGCACTGAATCACATTGGCGAAATCCGTTCGGGTGGCGGTGGTTCCAAGCCTTCCCCTATTCCTCAATGGATAAGGGAGCATGTTGTCTTTTACTATGACGTAAAGAAGCAAGGTGCGACCAACGAAACATTGAAGGAGTCTGCTTACTTGCAGGACTTGTCGGGTAAAGGAAGGAGGATGAAATTAAATAACTTTCTCTTCGACATGATGAGCGGTGTAGATGGGTATAAGAATGAAACGTTTGAGACTGTTCCTAACAATACTAATATAAAATGGAGTCACCTATCTTATTACTCAATAGAAGGTAAACCTACTCAAAAATCTACAGACTTTGGACTTTACAGGGTTAAAAACAATGTCAATAAAGTTCTATATTTAAAATGGAACATAGAAGGGATACAAGAAGGAAATAAGGTTTATTTGGCTCAATATAATAATGAAAGCACAAGAATTGAGTTAACCAATGGTGTTAACGACATAGCCTTTGATACGACTAATAGCGATAACCCGGGATATGGTTCTGTAACCATTATCTCCGACCAACCCTACTCCAC